CGGTCTGCTTGATCGCGGCGGCAAAGGCGCGCTGCTCGATGCCGTGGTCCATCAGGACGCCCTTGAGGTTCAGCGGCATATGCGGCTCCAGGTCAACCTTGCAGGCGAGTCTCGGCATGACGGCCTCCGCTGCAAAGTGGGTTGTGGTAAAGTTTCACGGTCGTTTCTCCTTAAAAAGTGCGACAAAAAAGCCCCTGTTTCGGGCTGTACCAAGCGGCGTCCTGCTTCGAACAGGGCGCCGTATTTACTTAAACCAGCCGCAGCCCACCTGCTGCCGCGACGGGTGCGGTTTCTTCCATGTCCAGCAGCCCGGCCAGCATCGTGTCCAGCTCGACTTCTGGTATTCCGTCCGGCCACGTCTCGCGCACCCAGGCGTTTTCTTCCGAGGTCAGCGGACGGCGTAGCTGCGTGTAAGCCCAGCTGATGGCTGCCACATGTGTGTAGGGCTTGATCACGACCTGCAGCGGGTTGATCACATCGAGCTGGGTGCCGCGCTTGGGCAGGTAGCTGGGGAGCATGGCGCGGGCTTCTGGCGCGAAGGGGTCGATCTCGCCCAGGAAAGCCGGGGTCTTGCCGTACTTGGCTTTCTTGGCCTCGCGCAGGGTGTTGGCGCCGTAGGCCTCTTTCATCATGGCCTTGCGGTTGGTATCAACCAGCGTGTCAGGCAGGGCGTTGAACCCCTCGCCGAAGATCGCCGCGTCCTCCCGGATGCCGTCCAGACCGATGGCGAGCGGCGCGCAGGATGTCCAGGTGTCCGCGCCGGTATCCAGCGCGCGCACCCGCACGTACTGCACCCCGCGCTCGTCGCGCTCGTAGGGGTTGAGGCTCACTTCCACCTTTCCACTCACGTACACGCCAGGCACTGCTGACACGTCGTAGCGCGCGCCCTTGAGCCGCGCTGGGGCGTAGGAAATCGACAGGTCGCCTTCCACCGTGCGGGTTTCCACCTTGCTGGTGGGCAGCGCGCGCATGATGGCCTCGTCCGGGGCGATGCGCAGGTGCTCGGCGCGGATCGTGTTCCAAAGTGCGTAGCGGGTGTGGCCGTGGCGACCGTGGATACGCAGGGAGTTGAAGCCGTGCGCCCAGGTCAGCGCCCTGGCATTCAGCTCGTCCAGGTTGTCGGTCACGCAAAACGCCAGCTTGTGCTCGAACTTGGTCTCGACAATGTTCTGGCTGCCCTCAACGCCGCCGGTAGCGCGCGGGTTTCCCGGCATGTGCGTGATGTGGCGAACGTCCAGCGCCTGCAGAAAGCTCTCGAATAGATAGCCGCGGTTGCTCGATCCGGCGTCGTCGTGAAGAATCCACGGCACCCCGAACACCGGCATCGCCTCGCCACTCTGAAAGCGCTGCTGGGTGCACCAGATGAAGAAGTCGATCAGGTTTTCCGAGGTCTCCGCGCCCATGTAGTAGCGCACCATGATCGCCCCGCTGTAGCCGTCCCACATCACGTAGCGGATCACCCGCTGCGACTCGATCCGCTTCACGTTCTCCGGCTTGTTCTTGTAGAACACCCCTTCGTCCATCAGCTGGGCACCGCTATCGTCCAGGTAGAACACCACGCACACCGAGGCGTCTATTTCCCAGGTGTAGTTGGGGTGCTTGTAGCGCATCGGCATGTGCGGCGAGGGTGCGGCCAGCTGCCCGGGATGCATGCCATGCTTGCGCATCGCGCGGGAAATCGTCGATGCGTGCGCAGGCACGATCTCGCCGGTTTCCTTATCCACCCGCCCCGCCACGATCTTGCCGTTCTCGCGCATCATCTCGGCGCCATCGGCGATGCACAGCGTGCGCTTGCCGTTCTTGCGCGTGGCCGACGCCAGCGTCGTCCCCATCACCCTGACATCCTCGTCCGACAGGCAGCTCGTGCCTTTGTCGGCGCGGGTCTTGCGGCCGTCGCTGTAGCCCACCTGTTTCAGGTAGCGGTGCAAGGTCGCCAAGCTGCAGTTCAACTGCCGCGCCATGCTTTCTTTCAGTGCCGCCTTTTGCCCCTTGGCCGCCTGCGCAAGCTGGGAGCATAGGGACCGCAGGGACAGCACCTGGTCGGGAGTGAGCGAAACAGCCATGAGACAGGCCTTAGAGAGGTTGATCGAGGTTGTCGGTGACATTGAAGATGTCGATGTCCGTCATGCCGCCCTGTTTGGCGATTTCCACGATGCTTCGCAACGCCACGTGGTAGGCGCTGCATTGATGGAACAGCAATTCCAATAGCTCGCGCGCTGCGGCGATGTCTGATTTGGCCTGTGGTGTTGCGGCGTCGTGTGCCAGCTTGAGCCGAGCGCACGCGGCCTCATAAACGGCTAGTTCACGCGGGTAGCGGCTCATTGCAGCGCCTCCGGCTTCAGGCCAGCGGCGCGCAGATCGAGTTCGCTGTAGTCGCCGAGCAGAACGTCCCTATCAATCGGGAGGTGGTAGGTTTCGCTGATATCTACCGCACGCTGAGCGACCATCGCCAGGGCATGCAGGCATTCGTCGCGCATGAGCTGTCCACCGACCTCCTGCGTCAGGTGCGCCACCTCGCGGGCGATTTTGTCCAGTTCCAGCATGGCGGTACTGAGCGCCTTGTGCAGCGGTGCGCACTCGTAGTCGCGCTTCTCGATGTCGGTGAAGTCGGCCTGGCGGCGCTCGGCACTTGCCACCTTCAACTCCAGTGCGCTGATCTGGCCCTGCTTGGTGCCGATCACCCGATCGCGGTCGGCGGCGGTGTCTTCGGCTTCCTTGGCCTTGGCCGTCAGCGCGGCCTTCTCGCTGGCATGGCGGACCGACAGTTCCTGCATCAGGTCGAGGATTTGCTCGCGGTCGTCGGTTGCCATCGCGGCCTTGATGGCAACCTGGTCATCGGCGGGGAGAGCTTTGAGGGCACGGTAGTCCTGGTTGCGGAAGCCGATGCGTTCGGCGGCTTCGTAGAGGTCGCCGCCGAGCAGGTGGTACTGCTGTGCCATCTCGCGAATTCGTTTCCCGGACTTGCCGAGAAAGCGTTCACAGAATTCCTCTAAATCGGCGACGTATCGCCGATTTCCGTCGGCATCGCGATAGCTGATTGCCCGATAAGCCTTTGATTGCTTGAGTTCTATGAAGACCTCGACTTGTGCGCGAGCGGCGACCGTCGCCGAAAATTCAAGGGCCTCGATGCGGCCGAGACAGCGTGCAGCGGTGAACGCTGCCTCGCGCTCGATGTCTGCGGTTTCCTGTTCGCCTGCAACGGTGATGGCGTGTCCTGCCGGCATCGGGCCTGCGGTATCGCCGAGTTCTGCGGGCTGGTGGGGTTTGCGTGACATGTGATCCCCTGTGGGTTAATTGGCTTGGCGGCTGTAGCGCTGCCGGGTTTCTTCCAGGCGGGACGTCGCCCGTTCCATGCCTCTGAGGTGGTCCAGGGCGGTTTGGACGACGCGCGCCCCGAGCCGCCAGCGTTCGCTGTCGGGCAGCTGCTCGGCGTAGCCGGACAGCTTGAGGTTTTGCAAGTCGCGGAAAATGTTGTTCTTCTGGTTGGCTACGGTCTTGCCCACGCGCTGCGCCCAGGCGGCTGAGATTTCGGTCATGGAGAGGCCGTTCACTTCGTGCCCGGCCAGTGCGGACTGCACGAACAGCAGGCGCTGCTGGGCTTCGCAGGTGTAGCTGGTGGCGGCGGTTTGCTTGTTGTCACTCATGGTTGGTCAACTCCAGCTCTGGCTGGTGGCTGCGCGCCACGTTCTCGCGGTGCCAGGCAAGCGCCTCCAGCGCCGTGTTGATCTCGCTGGCCACCTGGTCGGCGTCCATCTGGCCGGTGGCAAACCCCAGCAGCGCAGACACGGCGGTATTCAGCGTGGTTTGCAGGCGATGCACGTCGTCTACCTCGACCTGACGGCCGTGCGGCATGGGGATCACCATCAGGCCGCTGCTGTGCGCCAGCCAGCGGGTGATGAAGTCGCAGCCGCATGCGTGCTGGAAGGCGTGGATCTTCTTGCCGGGGATCGAGCCGTCGCGCAGCCATCCGTACACCGTCCACTGCGATTCCTCGCCCGCCAGCTCGGCGATGCGGTCCACGTTGCGCCGGTGCTTCTCCAGCGCGTAGTCCTTGCACAGCTCGATCGCCTCGCGCAGCGAGCGCGGGTTGACCGTCCTCCAATTGCGGCGCGTCATTGCGTCCCCCCCTGTTCGGGTTGGCCGCAAACAAAACGGCTGTTTGCGTCTATGAAACCGCGTGTCATGGAATAAAATCGGTTCATGGCTCAAGCGGCCTTGGTGAGCACGGCCGGATGCGCAGCGTTGATCTCATCCATGATCCGGGCGGCGCGCAGCACGCGGGCCAAGGTGTATAGGCTGCGCGGCGTGCGGGTCAGGTACAGCTGGCTGTTCACGTGGCCGCGATGTGTGGAGTTGATCTCGGCCAACTCGATGGCGACCTGGGCGTGGGGGTGGGTTGGGGCGTGTTGCATGGCGGGCTCCGGGGTTGAGTTAAGTGAGTTAGGCAGCGAGCTGGGTTTCCGGCGCGAGCTTCAGGCCGAGGGCAACGGCAATTTCGTGGGCTTTGCCGAAATGGCCTTTGTACTGGCCGTTGAGGACCATGTAGACGTAGCGGCGTGAGTAGCCGTTGGCATCGGCCCAGGCGGCAACCGGTTTGCCGGCGGCCATAAATTTGAGCTTCACGTCGGCGGGGGACAGCGGTTTCTCGGTCGGCAATGGATAGGGTGTGTGCATGGCGGCTCCTGTGCTTCTGTGTGGGTAGTAACTAAACGATGGTTGAATCATAGGTGAAGAAATCTTCACCTGTCAACTAAAAGGTGAAAATATCCTCATGATCGGTCAACGGCTGAAATTTGAACGCGAGCGCATCGGGATGACGCAGCCTGAATTCGCGGCCATAGCGGGTGTCTCGAAGCGCACTCTTATCGATTGGGAGAAGGGAGTTTCTTCGCCGACGGCAGTACAACTCTCGGCGCTCATGGAGTCTGGTGTTGATGTGTTCTACGTGCTGACCGGCCAGCGCATCGTGTCGCTGCAGCAGCCGGCGCCGCCCACGCAAGAGGAAATCGAAATCCTCGCCAACTACCGGCTCAGCCGTGAGGAGGATCGCCAGGCGCTGGCGCGCACGGCTGCGGCGATGGCGAAGCAGCCCGCGCCCAAGTCTCGGCTGCGCCAGCCGAAAACCGCCGTGGTGTTCGATACCGAATACAAAGGCAAGCGCACCGGGCCAACGGTCTACAGCACGGAATACACGGGCAAACGCACTGGGCCAACAGTCATCAGCCAAGATGCGAAGGCCGCGCCGAAGAAGAAGCGCAAGGATGGGCCGCCATGAAAAAGCCGTTCACGCTGGCGCCGGGCCATGTGTCGGACGATGTGGTTGAGTCGCTGGAATTCCTGCTGGAGCGGGCGAGGAATGGCGAGGTGTTCGGCATTGCCTACGTTGCGCAATTGAAGCCGCGCGCCGTTATCATGGACACGGCCGGCGAATCGCACCGCAATCCGTTGTTCGCGTTGAGCATGCTCAGCGTGTTGGTGGCGCAGTTGACGGATCGCGTGCGGGGACGTGTGGAGTGAAACCGGCGAAGAGAAAAATTAAACGACAATAGGCTAGAGGGAGAGATAAATGAGTGATGCGGCTGGCTTTTCTGCGTTGGCGATCTTTGCCATTTCATGGGCGGTATTTGCTACCGCGGGGAGACAAAAGGGATGGCCTGGAATCATTCGGCATGGGGGCGGATTAGTAGTGGGCCTGGTGGTGCTGATGCTAGGCGTCGTGGCCTTCTCGCCATCAGAGCCAGAGCGGTCAACCGTTTCCGAGGCGTCGCAGCAGCCATCTAAACTGGCTGAGAAGCCAGCGGGGCTGGGCGTTACGCGGGCGCAATTTGCAGACCGCTGGAATTCGATCAGCCAGAACGAGATCGGCGCCATCGAGCTGACCGAGGGTGCGGCAAAGATTGACCTCGCCAAGAACCAGGGGCTCTTGCTGACCAGCAAGAATGAGAGTGGCTTGGTTGATGGCGCCATGTTCATGTTTGCGCCACAAACCGATCTGGAAGCGCTCAATGCGATGATCAACGTGGCAGCGATCATCGGGTCCACCAATCCTGAGCTGGCGCCGGATCAGCGAGGGGAAATCATGAGACGCCTTCGCATGACGGGAGATGATGCGGACTATGAGTTTGCTGATGGCGAGCGCACTAGAACGCAGGTGGTTGGATCGGTGAAGTATTACTTCACGCAGATCGCCGGCCTTCTGGTGTTCGGGGCTGAGGCTCCAGACTGAGAATCGCCAATCTGAGGCGTTGAAAAACAATCGGACGGCCCATGAGTCGTCCGATGAGATTAAAACGGTTTGTGAGTGGGTTTGATGTCACAAACCGGCATGCCGTTAGCCTTGCCTCACTTCAGACTCTCGATGAAATCCCGCATCGTATCCAGGATGCTTTCGCGGTCGTGATCTGACACGCCGAGGAATGGCCGTGCGGGGATGTCGCCCCACAAATGCTTGAACTGCGATTTCTTGCCGCCAAAGTGCTGCATGGCGCCGTATGCCTCCGGGGTGCCTACATGCACACTCTCGCCAACGACCTGGTAGTTGATGCGCAGCGAGAGCGCTTTCCCTTCGCCGATCAGCGGCTTCTTGGCCGCCAGAATGGAGCCAGACCGTTTGCTCAGGCGGCCTTTGTCGTCGCCGCGCTTGAGGTAGTACCCGTTCTTCGTACCGACGCGCTTGCCCGTTTCCTTGTCGTGGATGCCGCTGCGGCGGCGAAGATCCTCCAGGAGCGTCGTCGGGCTGTTCTCTTGCCAGCGGGTGCCGTCCGGGCCGGTGCTGGTTTGGAAGCGCGGCTTGGTCGAGCCGACCAGAACTTCACCGATGGCCTTGAGTAGCGGCTGCGGGCGTTTGACGGCATTGAGAGTCCTGCGCAGTACACGCTGCACCTCGGCGTCTTCTACTTCGATTCCAATCATGGTTTGCTCCTTTCTAGCGCTTTGGCAAGAATCTCGTGGCGACGAGTCTCCTCCCGGGAAAGCTGAACACGTGTTGTAATTTCTTCGGCGGATTTTTTGTCCGCGCTCCGCGACCGCAGGAAATTCGTATAAGCAACTGTCGCCCCAATGATCGCGGCCGCACCGACCACGGCGACAGCCAGCAATACCTGGCTCATTTTCCGCCGCCGTTACGTTTCTTTGCGCTCGCCGCTTTCTCCGGGTGGCGTTCCCTCCATTCACTCACGGCTTCTTCGAGTTCGCGGAGGGTGAGCCAGGCGCCGGCCCCGCGCCACGCTGCGTCGGCGACAAGCCGTGCGATGAGCCAGGCGATGAGCAGCATCACAAGCAGGCCTGCACCTGCCATGATGGTGCCGCCGATTAGGATGGCTGTGGATTGCATGTTCGTTCCCTCGGTAGTGGTGGTGCGTGTACTGTAGCCGCTCCGAACCCCCGCCAAAAACTAACCCCGGTTAGTCTCTACCCCCGCGCGCGCGGGTTGAAACTGCGCGGCATGTTGACCAGATACGCCGCGCTCTCGTTTGCCATCACCCCCAATGCGCAGGGGGAAATCCAGCTCACGCCCGCCGGGGTGTTCCGTGGCCGTGACGGCCGCCCGGTCGAGGTTGATGGCTTCCGGATGGACGCCGTTTCCGCCGCCAAAGTCGCCGCGCTTGCAGCTGCGCGCAAAACCCCCTTCGTCATCGACTACGAACACCAGACGCTCGCCAGCGAGAAGAACGGCCAGCCCGCGCCCGCCGCCGGCTGGTTCAAGGCGCTGGAATGGCGCGAGGGTTCAGGGCTCTACGCCACCGACGTGGAATGGACGGCCAAAGCCCGCGCGCACATCGACGCCGGCGAATACAAATTCATCAGCCCGGTCTTCAGCTACCACCCGAAAACCGGCGAAGTGCTGCGGATGCATATGGCCGCGCTCACCAATAATCCCGCGCTCGACGGCATGGATGCCGTGGCGGCGCTGGCGACCGAGTTTTTCACCCGCTCGCAAGAGCCCACCATCAAAGAGGATCGACCCATGAAGGCTATCGCCATTCTGCTGGGTCTGGCCGACGACGCGAGCGAGGCGGAGATCACCACCGCACTCGCCGCGCTCAAGGCCAAGACCGGCGAACAGGACACCACCATCGCTGCGCTCAAGACGCAGTCGCCCGACCCGGCCAAATACGTGCCGATCGAAACCGTGACGCAGCTGCAGACCGACCTGGCCGCGCTGAGCACCCGCCTCAACGACGGCGAGCTGGACAGCGTGATCGAAGGCGCACTCGACGCCGGCAAGCTGCTGCCGGCAATGGAAAGCTGGGCGCGCGAGCTCGGCAAGTCCAACCTCGCCGCGCTCAAGACTTACATCGAGAAGACCCCGGCGATCGCCGCGCTCAAGGGCACGCAGACCGGCGGACGCGGCCCTGCTGGCGCCGGCGGCGCGATCGACGATGCAACCAACACCGCGGTGATGAAAGCGCTGGGGCAGACCCCCGAGCAATTCGCCACCGGCAAAATCAAGGAGGACTGAGACATGCCCGCACTCGCAGCAGCACGTAACACCCAGGAACGCGCCGGCAACGTTGCCGGAGTCCCCGTCAAGGCCGCCACCACCTGCCATCAGGGCGGCATCGCGGTGCTCGATGCGGGCTACGCCGCGCCCGGCCGCACTGCGCTCAACCTCATCGCCATTGGCCGCTTCGAGGAAACGGCCACGGCCGTCGTGGCGGGCGACGCCACGGCGCGCGTCAAGCGCGGCACCTTCAAGTTCGCCAACAGCGCGGCCGCCGATTTGATCGCGCAGGCCGACGTCGGCGCGGACTGCTACATCGTCGACGACCAGACGGTCGCCAAAACCAACGGCACCAACACCCGCAGCCGCGCCGGCAAGATCGAAGCCGTCGACGCCGACGGGGTGTGGGTTCAAATCGGCCTCGGCCAGTAAAGGATCGCAATCATGCTCATTACCGCAGCAACTCTCCTCGCCCTGCAGCAGGGCTTCAACGCAGCATTCGCCCAGGGCTTTGGCAGCGCCGCGCCGAGCTGGGGCCAGGTCGCCATGCGCGTCCCGTCCACCGCCGACGCCGAGAACTACGGCTGGATGAAGGAAATGCCCGGCATGCGTGAGTGGATCGGCAAGCGCGTCATCCATAACCTGGAAGCCACCGCCGCCAAGCTCATCAACAAGCACTACGAGCACACCATCGGCGTCGACGCCGACCACATCCGCGACGACAAGCTCGGCATCTACGCGCCGATGTTTTCGATGCAGGGCGAGATCGCCGGGCGCCACCCCGACCAGCTGGTGTGGGGCCTGCTGCCGACCGGCTTCGCCGTCAAGGGTTTCGATGGACAGTACTTCTTCGACACCGACCACGTCGGCTACGACGCCAACGGCGCGGAAACCGCCTGGAGCAACACCGGCGGCGGCGCGGGCGCACCGTGGTTTCTGATGGACCTGTCGCGCAACTTCATGAAGCCGCTGATCTTCCAGGACCGCTCGCCGACCAACTTCGTCAGCCTGGACCGCGACACCGACCTCAACGCGTTCATGGATCGCCAGTTCCTCTACGGCGTCGATGCGCGCTACGTCGCGGGCTTCGGTTTCCACCAGCTGGCCTACGGCTCCAAGGCCGCGCTCGACGCCGCCAGCTTTGCCGCCGCACGCCTGGTGCTGGAAACCCAGAAGCGCCCCGACGGCACCCCGCTGCCGGTGATGGCCACGCACCTGGTGTGCGGCCCCAGCAACCGGGCGGCTGCCGAGGCCATCCTGAAGAAGGAATACCTGGCCGCCGGCGAGACCAACACCAACTACAAAGCGGTCGAGCTCGTCGTCAACCCGTTCCTGGGCTAATCGCAGCAGGTTGATTCACGGCGGCTGGCAACAGCCGCCATCGGTAAATCGGCTCCCGCTCGCCCAATTCGAAGAGCGGCATCAATCAGGAGAACGTTATGTCCAAGGCTCAACGCCAGCCCGCAGCACCGAAACCAAAAACACCGCCCGCAGCTAACGCACAGAAAGACCCGGTTGCGCCCGGTGCGCCCACGCCCGATCCGGCGCTTGCCGGCGCGGGCGAGACGCAGGGCAAGCAACCCGATCCCGCGCAGCCCCACCTTGTCGTGACGCATTTCCACATCGCCGCCCGCACCGACGGCTTCCGCCGTTGCGGCCGCGCCTGGCCTGCTGCCGGCGTCGAAGTGGCGGTCGCGGATCTGGCCGAAGGCGACCTCGATCGCCTGCGCGCCGAGCGCGAACTGGTCGTCACGCCCATCGCCAAGGCCGCCGAGTGATCTACGCCACCCTGGCCGACCTCGTCCTTGCCTTCGGTGAAGACGAGATCGTGCAGATCACCGACCGCGCCATGCCGCCCCTGGGCGTGCCCGACGCAACGGTGGCCGAGCGCGCGCTGTCCGCCGCCCAGGCCGAGATCGACAGCTACCTGGCCAGCCGCCACCAGCTGCCGCTTTCTGCCGTGCCCGACGTGCTGCGCGACTGCGCCTGCGACATCGCCCGCCAGCGCCTGCACGGCGCGATGGTGCCGGACGAAGTCACCCGCGCCTACGAACGCCGCATCGCCTGGCTGCGCGACGTATCCGCCGGCCGCGCCAGCCTCGGCGCGCTCACCCAAACCCTGCCCCCGCCGCCCACCGGCCTGCCCGAGATCGTCTCCGGCGGCCGCGTGTTCGGCGATCGGGGTTACTGATTATTGACGGCCGCAAGGCCGAAACCCTGGCGCAAGCCCGCTGTAGTTGCAACCCAAACCCCTGAAGGAGTCGTTCCATGAAGCCCACCAGACACATCATCCTCGCCGGCCTCTTGGTCGTTTCGTCCCTGTTTGCCGGCTTCGCCCACGCCGGCGCGCTCACCGACTTCGCCGAAAACAAGATCGTCGACGCCACCCTGCGCGGCCAGGCCATCGGCGCGCCGGCCACCTGGTACGTCGCGCTCTACACCATCTGCCCCACCGACAGCACCGCCGGCACCGAAGTCACCGGCGGCAGCTACGCGCGCGTCGCCGTCACCGCCGGCCTCACGCAATGGGCCGGCACCCAGTCGGCCGGCAGCACCATCGCATCGAGCGGCACCGGCGGCACCACCAGCAACAACGCCGCGTTCACCTTCCCGACGCCGACCGCGACATGGAACACCGTGGTGTGCTGGGGCGTCATCGACGCCGCCACCGCTGGCAACCTGTGGATCTACTCGGCGCTGACGGTCAGCAAGACGATCAACATCGGCGATGCGGTGAGCTTCGCGGCGGGCTCGGCCACGTTCCAGATCGACAACTAAGCCATGCTGACCACCGCTGAAGTCCAGTCCCACGCCGCTGATCCAACTCTAGCCGCTGCGCTTGCCGCTGGCGATGACGTGTCCGCTGCCGCCCGCCTGTCGCAACTACTGACCGAGACCGTGATGGTGCCGATCAACGAGCTTGGCGCATGGGCTGCGCAGACCGGCGTGCGCGCCGCAGTACAGGACGCCGCCGATACCGTGGGGCATCCGCTGCGCAGCGTGGCGCTGACGGCCATCGACCTGTTGCAAGGGAGCATGGCGTCGAGCTTCGACACAGTGGCGTATGCCGGGCTGTTGGACGGGATGCAGGCGGGCGGGCTGATGACACAGGCAGATCGTGACCTGCTGATGGCGATGGCGACCAAGCCGCGTCGCGTCGCGGCCAACGAAGTCGCACATGCGGTGCGCAACAATGACGGGAGCAGCAAGCTATGAGCACCACGACACTGACCAAAGCCGCGCGCACCCTAGTCGCGGCGGCAACCAGCAACGCCGCAGCCGGCACCACGCGAGGCGTGCTCGACTTGCGCACCACGCAAGGCGGGCTGCTGACGATGAAAATCACCAACGGCGCAACCGGGCCGACCGTGCAGTGCGAGGGCCGCGTGCTGGTCGCTCACAACGCCGGGACTACACCTGCCGCAGCCAGTGCCGGGGCGGATTGGAAAACCCTGTGGCGCTTCGGCGGCGGGGTAACGGCCAGCGCCATCACCGAACAGTCGATCGCCATCGACCCGTCTGTGATGCACGTTGAAGTTGAGTTCACCGGCAACACCGGGCAGGCGGTCGTGGTCGAGGCATTCATGTCCGAAATCAGCAACGCAAGCACGGTCTAATTCGTGTCGAGCATCATCCTACCAGGGAGGTTTAACCAGCAGCCGCAGGGGGCAGTACGGCTGAAAAGCTGGGTTCCGCCACCCACGTATTTCCTGATTTCTTCAGGTAACGGGTATCTTTACGACGCAGTCTCGGGTAATACAATTGCCCCTGACGTCGGGTACACGGTTGCTTGTGCAACCGGGATTGGGTATGCGACTGCTGAAAATACCACCGCGTTCCTTCATACAGGTGTGTCGTCCGATGTGGACGTGGCACCGATCAGCGTTATTTATCAGGTGGATTATCAACCCCTGGGCGGAGCAGCCACCTCCATATCGCCGACGCGCAACACCTATAGCCCATCAAGTCTGCGTGCTCTCACCGAAGGATTAGTTCACAGCCTCGGTGGCGGCAACGTCAGCAACATTTACGATGTGATGGCGACCGCGCCCGGAATTACCACGGTCGCAGCCCGCGTGACTGACCTGAATGGTCAACGGGCCTTTTGTCAAGGACATCTAAAGCAGGACCAGAATCGCCTCACGTATTGGGCGCCCACGACGCAAGCAGCCATATACCGCCCCTTTGGCGGGGATGAGCTGCCTATGGCGCTGCTTGCGTTTTGGCGTGACTACGACATTGGCGACGAATTGTGCGAGCAGGCGTCACGCGCCCCGTGGAGCCTGATCGAAGCACCTAATCGCGTCCTCTATTTCGATGTGGCTGCGGGCGGGACGACCACGCACAACCTCGAAGGCGCAGCCGCAGCCCAAGCCGCAGCCGCCGCCGCACTCTCCGTCTCCGTGCCGCTGGCCGGCGCTGGCATCTCAGTCGCCACCGCAAGCGGTGCGGTATCGGTATCAATCAATCCATCCGGTAACGCAACAGCGCAGGCCAACGCATCCGGCGGTCTGAGCCTGAGCATCCCGCTGTCTGGGTCTGCCGTGGCGCAGGCGCTGGCGGCGGCGGGCCTTTCTCAGGCGGTGCCGCTGTCTGGCGCGGCTGCAGCAGGCGCGGCGGCATCCGGGGCGATCTCGATCAACGTCAGCCTGTCGGGTGCTGCGATTGCCGATGCGGCCGCCAGCGCGGGGCTGACGGTGGAGTCGGTCGGGTCGGTGGACCTGGCCGGCAATGCGGCGGCATCCGCTGTGGCATCGGCTTCGCTCGCGCAGTCCATCCCGCTCACCGGCGCTGCGCTCACGGTATCCGGCGCGTCCGGCGCGCTGACGCAGATCGTGGCGCTGGCCGGCGCGGCGGCGGCGGCCTCAATGGCGACCGGCGGGCTGGACGTGGCGGTGAATCTATCCGGCGCGGCGCTGGTCGAGGCGCTGGCAGCGGCCGGGCTGACGGTCGGGGCGGACGGGCTGTCCGCCGACGCTGCCGCCGAGGCGTCGTCCAGCGGCACTGTCACCCTGCGCGTCAACCTGGACGGCGCTGCGGTGGCGCAGGCGATCGCCGCTGGCGCGCTGTCCGCCGATGGGCTGATCGTGGCGGGCACGCCTGGCTACAAAGTCACCCGCGCCCCGCGCTCCTGGCGCGTGTCACGCGCTCCCCGCACCTGGCACGTTTCCCGTGCCCGCAGATCCTGGAAGGTTTCCGCATGACGAAGACGTTTGATGAGATGGACCCGTGGGAAAATCCAGTGATTGAGTTCGACTTCGCTGGCGAACTTGCCGCTGTCGATACGGCCGTGGTCGAAGTAACGCCCGGCGGCCCCGAGCTGCTCGATGGGGTCTGTCAGATATCCGGCGCGGGCGTGTACCAGCGCATCAAATCCGAGGCAATGACAGCCGGGGTCAATTACCGCTTTCGCTGCAAAGCTGCGCATGGCCTCGACAAACGCGTGAGATCGGCGATTCTGCCGGTGCGCGACGCCTGACAAAAACCAACCCGCGTTAAACCCGGCCGCGCCCTGCGCGCGCGCAAAGTCCGGGTCATGATCTCCGAAGCCGAACTCCTCGACGTAATCCGCAATGCGGCCATTGGCCAGCTTTGCCGGCGCGTCGAGGTGTTGCCGTCGCTCTCCGAACGTGGGCTGATCGATGCCCTGGGCAAGCCGCCCGCTGTGTTTGCCAGCGTGCGCGCGGTGGATGTGAGCGGCGACCTGGCGACGGTGCGCTATTCGCTGTGGGTGGTGGCGCAGAACTTTCGCGGCCACCAGGCGGCGCGCCAGGGCGACGGCATTGTGCTCGGCCTCTACGACCTGGCCGAATGCGTGATGGCGGTGATCCTCGCCGAGCCGGGCTACGTGCTCAACAACTTTCGCCCAGACGGCGGCGAATACGCCGACAAATACGGCGTTCACACGGGCGAGATCACCTGCTCGGCCCAGGTGGACCTGCCCGACCAGTGCGACCTGCAGGCGCTGCTGACGCCGTTTGTAACCTTCCACGCCGACTACGACGTCGCCTCTTCCTCCACCATCGCCGCGCCCGCCGCGCCCGATACCGTAACCCTGCCCCAGGAGCCGTGATGCAGACCATGACCCTTAAACCCGCCGCCGATGTCGTGGTGCGCAAACAGGACGGCACGCCGCTCGCTGCGGCGGGCGAGCCCGTCGAACTCAACAGCTACTGGCAGCGCCGCCTCAATGACGGCGACGTGGTCGCTATTGCCGCAGCCAAACCGAAAAAGGACTAAGCGATGCCCGAGAACATCAGCTTCAACGAAATCCCGGTCGATATCCGCACGCCGGGCCAGTTCATCGAAATCGACAACAGCCGCGCGCTGAAGGGCCTGCCGACGCAGGGCCGCCGCCTGCTGGTGATGGGGCAGCGCCTCGCCGCCGGCACCGTGCTGCAGGCCGTGCCAACCCGGATTTCCAACGCGGCGGAAGCGATCAACTATTTTGGTCGCGGCTCGCAGCTGGCCAACATGGTGGCCGCCGCCAAGGCCGCCAACGCCTACACCGAAATGTGGGCGGTGGCGCTCGACGACAACGCCGCCGGCGTGGCCAGCGCGCACACCGTCACCCTCTCGGGTGTGGTCGCCGCCGCCGGTACGCTGCGGCTCTACGTCGGCGGCGTGCGCGTCGAAGCTGCCGTCGCGGCCGGCGAGGCCAATTCGGCCACCGCCACCAAGCTGGCCGCCGCGATCAACGCCAACCTCGATCTGCCGGTGACGGCTGCGGCCGCCCTCGCCGTGGTCACCATCACCTGCCGCCACAAGGGCGAAATGGGCAACACGCTCGATCTGCGCGTCAACTACTACAGCGACGACGCCAGCCCGGTGGGCTTGGTGTCGGCCATCGCGCAGAGCGTGGTGGGCAGCGCCAACCCGGCCGTGCTGACCGCGTTCGCCAGCCTGGGCGGCGACCAGTACTACAGCATCATCTCGGGCTGGTCCGATGTGGCCAACCTCACCGCGTGCGAGGCCGAGATGTCCACCCGCTGGGGTCCGATGGCGCAGCGCACCGGCCACGTGTTCGCCGGCGTCTCCGGCACCTACGGCACCCTGGCCGGCCTGGGCTCGGCGCGCAACAGCCCGCACACCACGCTGATCGGCGCCAAGAAGGTGCCGACCTCGCCGTGGATCCTCGCCAGCGTGCTCGGCGCGGTGTGCGAGTTCCACGGCGCGATCGACCCGGCCCGCCCGTTCCAGACCCTGGTGCTGCCCGGCATCCTGTCGCCGTCGATCACCGACCGCTTCACGCTGGAAGAGCGCAACCTGCTGCTGCGCGACGGCATCAGCACCTTCACCGTAGGCCCGGACGGCACGGTGAACATCGAGCGCGTGATCACCACCTACCAGACCAACGCCTTCGGGATCGAGGACATCAGCTACCTCGACCTGGAAACCAAGTGGACGGTGGACTACATCCGCTACGCGGTGCGCGCGCGCATCGCCCTGCGCTACCCCCGATTCAAGCTCGCCGACGACGGCACGCAGTTCGCCGCCGGCCAGGCCATCGTCACCCCGCGCGGCATCCGCGCCGAGCTGTTCGGCCTGTTCCGCGAGCTGGAAGAGGTGGGGCTGGTCGAGAACTTCGACCAGTTCAAGAACGATCTCATCGTCGTGCGCAGTGACGCCGATCCCAACCGGGTGAACGCAGTCATCCCGCCCGACGTCGTCAACCAGTTCCGCGTCTTCGCGGCAGCGGTTCAGTTCCGTCTGTAAACACAGGGTCTCATCATGGCAAACAAAGTAACCGGCCGGGTCTTCATCTCGATCAACGGCGCGCGCATGCGGTCCAAGGAAGGCGCCAAGCTGAATCTGGGCGGCGCCGAGCGCGACGCGGTCGTCGGCGACGACAGCATCCACGGCTTCACCGAAAAGCTCATCGCACCGAGCATCGAGTTCACCACCAGCCACATGGCCGACACCGACCTCAAGGCGCTGGCCGACCTGACCGACGCCAGCGTGCAGTTCGAGGCCGACACCGGCCGCGTCTACGTGCTGCGCAACGCCTGGTGCGCGAAAGCGATCGAAATGAGCAAGGGCGAAGTCAGCCTGGTGTTCAACGGCCTGTCGTGCGAGGAGGTTTGAGATGGACAACGTTATGGTGATTAGCCTGACCAAACCCATCAAGTTCGGCGAAGAGCTCATCGACAAGCTCACCTTGCGTGAGCCGGTGGCGCGGGATTTCCGCGAGCTGAGTGCGACCAAGCCGTTCGCCATGATGCTCGACCTGGCGGCGACGCTGTCCGGCGTGCCGGTCAGCGTGATCGATCAGCTTTGCGCGGCGGACACGATGGCGGTGTGCGACAAGGTGGGCGGTTTTTTGCCCGCCTCCCAGACAACTGGCGCGATCTGATCGGCGATATCGCCTACGTGTTTCACTTCCAGCCGAGTGAACTGTGGGCGATGACGCTGGACGATCTGGAGTTCTGGATGACGCAGGCCGAGAGGATCGACCGCGAGCGGGAAGCGGCTAACGGCGGGGGCTGAAAACCTTGTCGAGGACGTTGCCGATCTTTTCCACGAACAGCGCGACGACTCCGATGAACAGGACGGAGAACACCAGGAAAACCAAGCCGCCGATCAAGCCTTCGGTGAACGCCAGATAGATGGATACCCCGATGGCCGCAACGCCACACAGGCCGAGGAAGGTTTCCCAGAGTTTTTTCGTCATGAGGCCAGCATAGCATATGGAAATGTTGCAGTTCGCGCTGGTGCTTTCGGCGGTCAACAAGATCTCGCCAGTCATCCGCAACATCGAGGGCCGGTTTGAGGGCCTGCGTGCCAAGATCGACAAGGTGCGCGAGGTCAGCGACCGCTTCGGCCGCGACATGCTGATCGCCGGCACGGCTGCAGCGGCCGCGATCCAGCAGCCGATTTCCGCATTCGCCGAACTGGAAGACGCCTCGACGCGGCTGCGCTCGTCGTTGATGGATCGCAGCGGCGTGGCGGCCGGGTTCGGCGAGCTGGACGCGCTGGCCAAGAAACTCGGCAACCGCCTGCCCGGCACCACCGCAGACTTCTACGGGATGTTCGATGTGCTGGTGCGCAAGGGCGTGCCGGCGCAAACGATTCTCGCCGGCGTCGGCGAGGCGGCGGCCTACCTGGGCGTGGTGCTGAAGATGCCCTACACCCAGGCGGCTGAACTGGCGGCCGGCCTGCAGAAATCGCTGGGCATCGCCGAACGCGACATGCTCGGCTTCATGGACACAATCCAGCGCGCGGTCTACCTCGGCATCGATCCGCGCGACATGGAATATGCATTCGCCCGCAGCGGCGGCGCGCTGAAGGCGCTGGCGCTGCAGGGCAAGGCGTCGGCCGACGCGCTGGCGCCGCTGTTCGCCATGCTGATCCCGGTCACCGCGTCGGGCGAAACGGCGGGTTCCGGGCTCAGCGCCATCCTGCGCCAGGTGATGGATGCGAGCAACATCAAGTCGGCCAACAAGGAGCTGGCGAAGTTCGGCATGAGCATGAGCTTCGTCGACAAGGCCGGGAATTTCGCAGGCATCGAGAACTTGCTGGCGCAGATGGAGAAGCTGCGCGGCCTCAACCAGTCCGACCGGATGGATGTGCTGACGGCGCTGTTCGGCAACAGCAGCGAGGCGCTGGCTGTCGCCTCGACGCTCATGGAACAGGGCGTCGGCGGGTACCGCAAGATCATCGAACGCATGCAGGCGCAGGCCGACCTCAACAAGCGCGTGTCCGCCAACCTGCAGACGCTCACCAACGTGTGGGACGCCGCGAGCGGCACCTTCCGCACCATGCTGGCCGACTTTGCCGGCGCGATGGGGCCCGAACTGAAGGCGCTGGCGCAGTGGTTCAACGATGTGTCTGCGAAGGTGGGGCAATTCATCCAGGATCACCCCATGCTCGCCAAGGCGATCGGTCTGGGCGTGGTGGCGTTTGCCGCGCTGTCGATCACCCTCGGCGCCACCGCGCTCGCGCTGGCCGGCGTGCTGCGCTACGTGATGCTGGTGGCCCCGATCCTGGGGGCATTCATGCGCATCGGCCGGGCGATCGCACCGGTGATCTCCGGCCTCGCCTGGCTGTTCCGGCTGCTGGGGGTGGCAATCCTGAAGAATGTCGTACAAGCCCTGTTGATACTCGGCCGCGTGGCGATGGCCAACCCCATCGGCCTGCTCATCACCGTGCTGGCCGGCGGTGCCTACCTGATCTACAAAAACTGGGACAAGCTCAAAGGCTGGTTCGGCCAGTTCTGGGAGTGGATCAAGACCAAGGCGGTAGACGTCGGGGCGATCCTGATGAAGGTGATGTTGCCGCTGCGTGCCGCGAAATGGCTGGTCGAGAAATCAATCGAGCTGACCGCACCAGCTGCGTCGCGGCCGCGCGCGCCTTCGGTGTCGGGCGCGGGCCAGCAGCGCGTGGGCGGTACCGTGCACGTCAAGATCGATTCCGACGGCCGCGCGCGCGTGCACCAGGTGCGATCGGATAACCCGCGCGTGCCGGTGCAGGCCGATGTCGGCCGCACGATGGTGATGCCATGAGCTGGCGCGATCTGCTGCAGCCGGCGTCGTTCCGCGGCGTCGCGTTCAAGTTCGAGTCCTCCGACGCCAGCGGTGGACGCCGCGCCCAAACCCACGAATACCCGATGCGCGACACGCCCTGGACCGAGGATCTCGGCCGCAAGGCGCGCACGGTTTCGCTCAATGCCTACGTGCTCGGCGCCGACTACATGGCCGCGCGCGACGCCCTCATTGCTGCACTCGACGCCGCCGGCGCCGGCACGCTGGTGCATCGCTACTGGGGCGAGCTGCAGGTCGTGGTCATCGATTACCGGGTGTCGGAGTCCAGCGGCGAGGGCGGCATCGCCCGCTTCTCGATCTCGTTCGCCGAGGCCGGCTCGCAGACCTTCCCGGCCGCGCGCATCGACACCGCCGAGGCGCTGGCCGTCCAGGTGGAAAAAACCCGCGCCGCCGCGCAGAAAACCTATGCCGACATGCACCAGGTGGCCGGGCTGCCGGGCTGGGTTTCCGCCGCGGCTGTCGCCGATTTCAGCGGCGCGCTCGATGCGATCGACAACCTGACCGCCCAGTTGACGCCCGATCTGACGCTGCTTGCCGAGATCCAGCTCGCCGCCGGACGCGTCGCCGGAATGCTGGGCGATCTGATCCGCGTGCCGGTGTCCGCAGCTGCTGCGGTCGACGCCCGAATCCGCGCGCTGGCGCAGGTTCCTTCCAGCCCGCGTGACGCCTTCACCGCGCTGACTGCGCTGTTTGGCCGCGACGCCGCGCCCGCTGCGCCCGCCACCACGCCATCCAACCAGCAGGCCGCGATCAACCGTGGCGCGACCGCCGCCCTGGTGCGCCAGCTGGCGGTGACCGAGGCGGCCGGGCTGCTGCAGTCGACTGATTTCGACAGCGCGATCGCGGCGGCCGAAGCGCGCGACACGGTGCTCGATGCGCTCGACAGCGAAGCCGCCGCCACCCCCGACGACGCGCTGTTCCGCGCGCTGTCCTCGCTGGCCGCGGCCGTCACCCGCGCCGTGGCCGCGCGATCGGACAGCCTCGCCCGCATCGGCACGGTGCGCTTTTCCGCCACGCTGCCGGCGCTGGTGGTGGCGCACCGGGTCTACGGCGACGCCACCCGCGCTGATGAGATCGTGTCCCGCAACCGCGTGCGCCATCCCGGCTTCGTGCCGGGCGGCGTGGCGCTGGAAGTGGCCACATGAGTTTCGAGCTGCTGGTCGACGGCCAGCGCCACGGCGGCTGGACGCGCGCCTCGGTGAGCCTGGGCATCGAGCAGATGGCGGCGGCGTTTTCGCTCGACTACACCCAGCGCGGGCCGGCTGACGCCGCCGCCCGCCCGATCCGCCCCGGGCAGCGCTGCGTGCTGGAGTTGCTCGGCCAGCCCGTGCTCACGGGCTGGATCGACGAAGACAGCGCCAGTCTCGACAAGTCGACGGTCAGCTATGCCGTCAACGGCCGCAGCCTGACGGCTGATCTGATCGATTGCAGCGCGATTCACCGCAGCGGCCAGTGGGCCGGCCGCACACTGAGTCAAATCGCGTCTGACCTGGTGAAACCGTTCGACATCCCGCTACATGTCCGCACCAGCGTGGGCGCGCCGCTGCCGTCGTTCGCCCTGCAGGAAGGCGAGACGGTTTTCGAAGCGCTCGACCGTGCCGCCCGGCTGCGCGGCCTGCTGCTCGCGGCCGATGGCGACGGCGCATTGGTGATCATCCGCGCCGGCAGCGAGAAAGCGCCGGGCGAGCTGCGCGAGGGCCAGAAC